AGGAAATGGTTTGGATAGGGCAAGGTAATGATGCTGATTATGCCTCTGCCGCTGTGATTAATACAATTACTACTGGTGGCGATATTACAAGGTCAAACCAAGTAAGTAAATTAGAATTTCAAACTAAAAATAGTGGTTCTAATGGATGTGCAACAAGACTGACAATAGCTGGAGATGGAACTTTTACTGGTTCAAGTTCTAATGATATTTCCGATGAAAGATTAAAAGAAAATATTACAAATATTGATAATGGTTTAGACACAATAAATAAGCTACAAGGTCGAACATTTACTTGGAAAGAAGAAGCTGATATGAGTAAAGGAACTAAATATGGTTTAATTGCTCAAGAACTCGAAAAAGTATTACCAGATTTAGTATATAATGAAAGTGGTATTAGGCAAAAAGAAGATGGTGAATATTATAAATCAATTACAATGAATGGGATTATTCCAGTTTTAATTGAAGCTGTAAAAGAACTATCAGCAAAAGTAACAGAATTAGAAAGCAAACTTAAATAGGAGAATCAGAATGAACTGGTCAGAATACAAGGCAAAGAAAGGTAAAACAGCCGACTTTGCAAAAAAAGAAGTAGTAACTAAAAAAGCTGTTAAAGAGGTTAAAGACTCTGAGGGCTTAATAGTAAGAAAAGCAGAGGCAGAACAAAAGAGAGCATACATAGCTATGGTTCAAAAGGCTTGGAATCCATCAACTGGAGAACAGCTAGATGACCAAGAACATGAATGGTCACTATCTCAACTTGAATCAGAAAAGAAAAGATATGATGATGATATGAAAAGAGCCAAAGAGTATAGTGATGGATTAGCAGAGGCTATAGCAGACTTTAAAAAACTTTAAATAACAAACAACATAGGAGTCAATCTTGGCAAAAACAAAAGACAAAAAGCCAGAATTAACATTAGATGAAAAAGAATATTTTTTTGAAGATATGGATGAAAAACAAAAAGGTATTTATCTGCATTTAAAAAATGTTAATGACAAAATAAACTCTAATGGTTTTCTTGGAGAACAATTAGAAGTCACTAAAGGTGCTTTAATAACAATGTTTAGAGATACATTAAGTGAAGAAAAAGAAGAAAAGTAGTAATCAATCAACATCTTATAATATTCCCATAAAGTTCGTCTTTGTGGGAATGTTGCTTACTAGTTGTTCTGGCTGGTCAGTAATGGGATATGCAATTGATGAAAGCCAAGAAGACAAACCTAAGGTTCTAAGCACCATTACAGATCAAAATGGAATAGAACATTTTTATAATGGGGCTATTCATAGTGGTGAAAACTGGTGTTACAATCACAATCAATATGAAACTGTGGAAATAAAGTGAATGAAGGAGCTAGAAGTTATTCAGGAAAAGTCGTTGGAGGTGATTCGTATGCAATTACTATTAATTTTAAATGGCTTTTACAAGTATGCAGTTTAATAGGGGGGTTGGTCTATGGATTTATCGAAATTGAAAATCGCATTACTACACTTGAAAGAGAAGTTTTGGAGGCTAATGATGAAATTCGCAGTCTCATGGCTAAACATGAGTTGGAAGAATCTGCACAATTAGCAGAGTTAGAGCAAAAATTAAAGTTCTATGAAAAAGAACTCAACATTAATCCTCTTAGTTGGAGGAAAAGGAAAAAGAAATAATGGACTTCATGGCAGTTTACGGAGAAGCTGGAATGATAGGCGTAGTTGGTGCAATGTTTGTGTATTTGGTTATTTCTCTTTCAAATAAATCAGCTAGACAACAAGAAACCTTGGAGAATTTAAAAATTGAAAATAAAGGTCAAAGTGAGACATTGGAAAACACAGAAGGAATGATTATAAAATTAATTGAAAGATGGAACAAATCAGATGAAAAACTTGACCGCAAATTTGACGACCTAAATCGTCACATAAGAGATTTGGATTCTCAGGTATCTCGAATTGACGGAAGTTTAAGCCGTCTTAATGGAAAACATTAATGGACAGTTTAAAAGTATCTACAGGAAGTTTTGGAAGTATGGCTATTGTGTTTATGGATCTATTGCCTTACGCATTAGGAATCACAATTGCTGTAATGAACATTGTGTATTTGTATTATAAAATAAAAAGAATAAAGGAATCGTAAATGAAAAAGTTCGCAAAAAAAATCATCGGTATGTTTATTAAAGAGTTGATGGAAAAAATTCAATCTGATGAATTTGAAATTACATTAGCACAAAAATTAGCTTCTGTAAGCAATTTACCTAAAATGGATGAATCAGAAGAAATTGAATTTTATAAAAACATAATTGATGCTACTACAGATACTGTTGCTGAAGTAATGGGTGGGGAGGCAGACTGAAATGACAAACGTATTAATTACCTTACTTACGACCTCTGTTTTGCATGGGTCAGAAATCGAACAAGTTAAAGAATGTTGTGATTGCAGTAATTCCATTGCTATGATGGACGTTAAAAAGAAAAAAAAGAAAGGCAAAAAGATTGGTGGTGCTAAAGGTAAAAAATCTAAGAAAGGTTTTTTTTCAAAAATATTTGGCAGTAAGTAATGTCTTACGGTAAAGGAACATATGGGTCAAAAAAAGGCAGACCTTCTAAGAAAAAAAAATCAGTTAAGTCAAAAAGGAAAAAATAATGCCAAGATTCAGCAGAAAATCTAGAAGCAAATTAGAAGGCGTAGATGCTCGTCTAGTATTGCTTTTAGAAGAAGTGGTTAAATATTTTGACATTACGATTATTGAAGGCAAACGAAGTCAGGAGAGACAAAATGAACTGGTTAAGCAAGGCAAGTCTAAAACTAAGTTTGGTAAGCATGTATCTGGAATGGCTGTTGATATTGCTCCTTATCCCATTGACTGGGATGCTCGTGATGACTTTCATTATCTTGGGGGCTTTGTTCTCGGAATAGCTTGTAAAATGGGTATTAATGTTCGTTGGGGAGGAGACTGGTCGTCTTCTTCCCTTGCAAAAGAACAACGCACAACCAAAGACAATAATTTTGACGATTTAGTTCATTTTGAAATAAAAGAATGAAACGAGCTATTGTTATACCTGATCAGCATTTTCCTATACACGATGAACGTGCAGTAGACATAACGCTACAAGCTATAGAATACATAAAGCCTGAAATCTTTATAAATCTAGGTGATGTAGGTGAATGGGAATCGGTATCTGCATGGTGTTATAAAGGTAAACGTTTACCTAATCTAGAAGATCAATTGGTTAAGGTAGATAAAGAAATTGCAGAAGTCAATGAAGGCATTGATTTATTTGATAAAGTGCTCGATAAAGTTAAGTGCGATCAACGCTATATATTGGCTGGTAACCATGATGAATGGTTAGATCATTTTGTTAATAAACATCCCTACTTAAAAGAATATACTTTTAAAAAAGCCTGTAGATGGATTGAACGAGGGTATAAGTACCTTCCTTATAATAAGCCTCTTAAACTAGGCAAATTGAACTTTATTCATGGTGCATACGCAACGACATATCATGCTAAAAAACATTTAGAAGCTTATGGATCTAATATTGTATATGGACACACTCACGATATTCAACGTCACAGTTTAACTAAACTAGATTCTGGAACCATTGGTGCATGGGCAATGGGTTGTTTAAAAGATATGTCCCCTAATAAAAACAAATGGTTAAAAGGACGTTTGCATAATTGGAATCATTGCTTTGGTATTGTCACTTTCTTTGATAAACCTAAAGGCAATTTTCAAATAGAGCAAATAGAAATATTAAACGGACAATGTACTATATGGGGCAAACAGTTTAATGCCTAAACAAATACTTCAAGTAAAAGATTTTAGTGGAGGTTTAAATACCCTAAAAGATCCTGCTGATATTAATAACAATGAACTACAAGTTCTAGAAAATTTAAGTGTCAAAACACAAGGGTCTATTACACCTGCTTATTTAAATACAGATTCTTCTAATAATAAAATAAGTAGTTATAACAATAGTACGATTATAACAATTGAAGCTGGATACGGTCTTGGCTATTTTGAAACAGATCATGTACGAGATCCAGTTACAGTTTCACAAACAAGTAGTATTGCAGGTACATATACAATTTCAGATGGAGCTATATCAGGAGGAACAGCTAGAACTGGGTTTGCCGTATATCAACATAATACAGGTAATGCATATAAAGAAATTGAATATAGAATAAGTAACACTCAACAAAACTTAGCTAGTTCTTTTCCTATTGGTTGCATGTTAAAAATTGAAAAATCAGGATTGACAAGCAATTCTTTGTCTCCTTCTGGTCAAGGTATTTATTTTGTTGTTCAACACAATGGAAATAATATTATTGTAGATAGAGCTATAAGCATGAGCATTGAAACTACAACTGCTAATTTTTGGGGAGGTACATTAACAGGAACTATACTAGGCGATAAAGTTATTTTATTGGCCAATCCTGCCGATCATGCAATTGATACTTATTCAATTAATACAGCAGGTACTAATTGGAATAATAATACTATTACACTTAGATCTTCTGCGAGTGGTATTAATTCTAAGGTAAAATTTTATAAAATAGAAGATGAAATTCGTTGTTGTGATACAGCAGATAAGAATGATTCAAAAATACAATGGTATGGTTGGATCCAAAGAAGGCATTTTGAAGGAACTACAAATACAACAGATTCAAATTCATATTCATCTTATTATGCAAAAGATAATACATTAAATAAACCTACGTCAGGAATTGTACAATCTAAAACAGCAGGTACTAGTGGGAATTTAGCAACATGGTCTAATTCTAATTCAGCGTCTAGTACCGCTACTTCTGTAACAGCTGGTAGTGGATTTAATATTGCACTTACAACAGAAACAGATGAAGATGGAACAATATCTTCTGCTACATATGAATTAGCACAAACTTTTATTTATGACGATAATCAAGAATCACTTCCTGCTATATATTCAGATAATCATACAATATCATCTTCTAATGATTTAAAATCTCTTTCATTGCATATAGCGACTGTAGGGCCATATGATCCTAGGATTAGTGGTGGTAGAATTTATATCAGAGAAAAAGGTACGGATTCTGAATTTATTATGCTAGTAGATATTGATTTAACAAAAGGATGTAGAATAAAATTATCTGATGAATATAGAGCATGGAATAATGATAAAATCACTTTTACTGCAACTACCAATGGAAATACCGTACTAACTTCAGTAAGTGATGTTACATATATTGTAGCTGGTCAAACAGTTACTGATTCAGGTAGTGCTATTCCAAATAATACTACTATTGTAACCGCAAATCAAAGTAGTTCTCAAATTACATTATCAGCAAGTGCAACTACTTCTAGCGGTGGAACAAGTTTACAATTAGAAGGTAGTTATTATACATGCCCAGATCGAACAGTAGGTAATAATTTTAGAGTAAAAGAATTTGGATTAATTACTTATGAAATTTTAAATGGATTTTCTTCTAGTATTTTTAGTCACACAATAGGTTTACAAGGTGAAAGTTGGAAAGATGTAGTAGTGGCAAATAACCGAGCTTTTATTTGTAATGTAAGTATTAAAGATGAAAATACAGCAGCTTCAAAAAGTTCTGCTATTCTAAAATCTTTTCCAGATAGAATTATGTATTCCATGCCGAATCGATATGATACATTTCCTTATCACAATTATATAGAAGCTGCAAAGGGAGATGCAGATGTTTATACAGCAATTGATTCTTATGGAGATCGATTGCTAGCATTTAAAAATCGTAGTGTTGATATTATTAATATTGCTTCTCCTGATGACTCAAGTTGGTTTTTAGAAGAGACTAAACAATATATGGGTGTTTATTGGCCTGAAGCAGTTAAACGTACTCAATATGGATTATTATGGCTTAATGAACAAGGTTTATTTTTATACAATGGAAGTAAGATTGTTAATTTAAAAGAAAATAAAATTAAACATGACACTTGGTTGTCTC